GTCATCATTGACTTTATCTGGATATTTGGTGACGAACATCCCTTTATCATCTTTATGTAGTACATAAACTGCAGGGGTTTTGGATCGTGGTTGAAAGAAATCTTTACCTTCTTTTTCGCTTAACCCATCAACGCATATGACAACCGTTTTATTATCACCAACTGCTTCATGAAGAAGTTTAGAGAAATCAGGTTCTCTGTCAGGATGATTAATAAAAACTGGCTGTTGGAATATAATTTTAGTTTTATTCATATAAGCTCTTTTAAAGATTAAGACGTAGGAGTACTTCTGATCAGTGAAGCACTCCATCACGTCAACGTAATTACAATAGTGTTTAAACTAAGGGCTGAAAACTGAAATGATCTATCAGCATGTCAATTCAGATCTAGCGTAATAGCTCTTGCACGCGTAATCTTAGTAATTCAGAATATATTTGATCGTCTTTTTGTGACTTGACTGGGGACTCAAGAGACTGAAGGAATGATGTTCGTCTCTCTGTACGTCTAAGCAACTGTTTAGTGTATAAATCTCCCGCAAATGTAGCAAAAGTATCAAGGACAGATGAAGCGACTATGTCAAAGCCGGAACGTTGAATCAAATCGTCTAACCATTTCTGACCTTGGGTAGTGGTACAAAATTCAGCTACTTTATCAAGTACAGTTTGAGGCAAAGCGGTTACAGGTTTGCCTACCGTATCAAGAACAGGCCTTAATACCGAACTCTGATCAAATATCTCAAGAAACGTTTTCAGTAACTTTGGATTAGCTTTGATCATTGGATGATTTCTAAGACCATAACATCTGGCGATGAATCCAAACTGAGCTATTGTATCAGCATACTTATGTGTCAATTCATACTCGCCTGCAAAAGTGTTTTGTATTACTCTCGATAGAACTGGTGATGTTTCTGCTAACGAACTAACTCCATAAGGCAAAATTCTCTTTAGAAACACGTTTCCGAAATTAATTTTGAGCTGAAAACCATGATTCTCTTCCACAAAAGTAATAAGTTCATCTTTCTGTAACAAAAGTTTTTCAGCCTGATCCTTCGGAAGAGAATAGATATTATCATCAGATTGTTCCATGATACAGAACTTTCCTGATAAATATTTGTCTACAATTCCAGCGTCTACGAAGTGTTCCAATGCGTGTAGAGTAGATGCTATTCCTAAAAACGTACCTATTTCAGGTGTAATATTAATCCCTGATAACAAAGGTACCTTTCCAGAAAATATTGACAGAAGCTTAGAGTCATGGACTGTGAAAGAGGGCATAGCCATTTTAACATTCTCTATAAAGAATTGAAGAATATCAAATTGATTACTCCATTCTGGTACGAACTCACCGAACAAGGAAAACAAATAGCTTTGGAGTTCAACCGTGATTGACCTGTCGTACTGAGAAAAGTCATTTGAAATGAGAGTGTTCGATGGGTTAAAATTGAGCCTCTTGTAAGACTGACCTACCATATCTTCAGTATGATAAGCTCCAGGAGTTGCCATACGCGCTCGTTTCATGACGGCACCACCTACGCTAGACATCACATAAAAATAGTAAGGAGCTGCCCAAGCGAATCGCATCCTAGCTGCATAATTAGTAACTTCATAAGATGAAGTCCACCCGCTTGTTGAAAGGTCAAACAACTTAGTCGCTTAACAGAGGGTCCTGTCCTTGTAACCATA